GAAATTCGAAGTGTGGCTCACATGGTAGGAACGAATCAATCTCGAAATAGATTGCCTTGTCTCCAATAGAGAACTCACCCTTCTTTACCACGACGTTCCAACCGAGGACGGTAGCGACTTCGATTGCGTCTGCATTTTGAATAGGACGGATGTCCTTGATTGTTTGAAGTGTTACTAGCTTACGCATTGTTTGTTTCCTTGTATTTTTTACTCGTATGATTCACGGTCGATTTGGATAGCAACACCGAACCTCGGAATACCATCGGGAGTCTCTTGGAAATACTTGATAGTAGCCGTCTTACCAATCAACTTCTTACGGTTCTCCAATACCGAACGAACCCATTGACGTGAACCACGTAGTGTAGCACCGAATGTACGACCATCACCAAGTTCAAGAATCAAATTACCAGCAGTACCGGCACGGTTCCCCTTACCCTCTTCAACGTCAACAATCGTGAACTCACCATCGTAAAAGTCCTTCTTCTTCAAAAGTTGCTTTGAACGTTTGTTCTCATACGGTGCAATATCAACACGAATGATTGAACCTTCGTAACCTTCTTCGAGGAATTGTTCGTGATACTTTTGGATGTCTTCTTCTGAATGAACTTGGTATGTAGGTACAACCTTTATCATCTTGTTCTTCAAGGACTTTACCACCTTCTTCAATTCAGCATACCGTTCAGAGAATACACCATCCCATTCAGGTAAATCGTATGCCCAAAACTCCATAACAGATTGACATTCTTCAATATCTTCTTCCGTTGGTTTTGTCTTCTTCACGAGTGAAACAATCTTGTTGAAGTCATCACTATAATCGTGTGCGTACAATTCACCGTCGAGAATCGTAACATCTTGTGTCAAGTGGTCAACCGTAACAAACGGCTTACCATTACGTGACATCATCGTACCATCAGAATTGATACAACGGAGACCGTCCAACTTTGGTTGAATAAAGGTAGGATTGACAAAACATAGGTCTGAATACTTCTCATACTTTTGTGCCAACATTGGTTCAAAAAACTTCTTTGTCTTTGTGAGTTTCTCATTGTAACCCTTGTCTAACTTCTTTTGGAATTTTGATTGTGCTTCACGGAGAGCTTGTTCGGATGCGGTTGTTTCATTAGAACGACCGATGTTCTTACCGATACAAACCGTTGGTTCCGACTTTGTTAGTTTACCACCCTTTACACCTTCAATAGTCCAAAACTTGTTGTTGTGAACTTCGATAGTCCACTCTTGAACAAGACCACGAGAATCGTACTTGTAAACCGTTGGGAATGTTGTTTTGTTAGCCACGACGAAACCTTGATGTATGTGAATTTTCAGACAATACAAACCTACGGAATTTTTCTGTAATTTCCAAACTATGTGGATAACTTTTTAAGTCCTTGAAAATAAAGGACTTACTTCTTGTAGAGAATGTTGTTTATGGAAAAAGCCATACGTCCAAAGTTAGTTTCTGGGATAAGAGACCCTTCAAACATGAATGGAGTTGGATTACCACCACGAAGATTTGAGTATGCTTGAGCAATCTTGCCGATTGAGAAGTCTGTTCCAATCTTTGTTGAATCACCGTTCTTGAAGTAAAGATGAACACCTTCACCTTGAAGTCCGATAATTACGGCATCTTGATTGAACTTCTTTGCAATATCAACACACATCTGTATAAACTCTTCACGGGAAACTGATTCAGGACGAACAAAAAGTACACTTTCTTCTGTAATGTCTTGAAGTTGCTCAGGACTTGCATCCTTCCAATCTGTTCCATCAGGAGCTTCTTGCCAGTGACCTACTAACATATAACCGCCCATTTTCTTACCTTGTAACATATTGAACAGTTCCTTGTTACGTTGGCGATTTTGATTCTTTGTGAAATTTGAGCGGAACGCGGTAGCAATACAAAAATCCTTTGTCTGTATCATTGAGACAAGACGAGATAAACTAGCTTCGCTAATTGTTCCAAACTCTGTTAGAGATTCTGATACTATATCCTTCAATTTCATTTTTGTTTCCATAATTGTTGTAGATTCACTCTACTATAAATATAAGAAAAAATTATTGTAATTCCAACCACTTTCTTAAATCTACCGTTGGTTTCCAATGTAGATGAGTTTGAATCTTGGTTACATCAGCAAGAGTTTCCCAAGCTTCACCTTCTCGTTTAGAGACAAATGTAATATCATTGCCAATCATTCTTGCCAATTCAATTACAGAATGATTTATACCTGTTCCAACGTTTATTATCTCACCAACGATTTTCTTATTCTCTAAATTAGAGGCAAGAATATTTGCCTGAACGATGTCTGATACGTGTGTGAAATCTCTTCTTTGTTCGCCATTTCCAACAACAGTCATTGGTTCTCCATTCCTAACTTGTTTCAGGAATCTACCAACAACAGGAGCATATTGTCCTTTCGTTGGTTCACGTTCACCATAGACGTTGAAGTATCTGAAGATTACGGTTTCCAATCCCCACATCGTGTGATATAACTTACAAAGGTCTTCGGCCGATTTCTTTGAAGCACAATATGAATTCAAACAATCTGTTGTCATATCTTCACGAAGTGGTGGTGTATTTTTTAGACCATAAGTAGAAGATGTAGAAGAATAAATAACACGTTTGATATTGTGTGTTCGTGAAGCTTCAAGAACATTACACGTACCGAGAACGTTTACTTCCACGGCCAGTCTTGGGTTGTTTATAATTGGTTGTATTCTAGCTTCTGCCGCAAGATGATATACAATGTGGACACCTTCAAAAAGTGGAAGTATAGATTGAAAATCTCGGATGTCAATGTGATGATAGGTTGCTTTATCGTTGAAGTAAAACTGTTCATTGGATTCGGCTGACAAATTATCTATCACTATAACTTCATGTCCTTCGTCAATAAGACGGTCAACTAAATTAGAACCAATAAAACCACAACCACCTGTAACTAAATGTTTCATAACTTCTCCTATATTATTTTGTACAGCATACGGGAATTGAACCCGTGTTACCGCCGTGAAAGGGCGGTGTCCTGACCCCTAGACGAATGCTGCGTCTGTGAGCGGAAGACGAGACTCGAACTCGCAACCAACAGCTTGGAAGGCTGTGACTCTACCATTGAGTTACTTCCGCATTGTGTACCCGAAGAGGGACTTGAACCCCCACGCATCTCTGCATCAGATCCTAAATCTGACGTGTATTCCAATTTCACCATTCGGGCATTTGGCGGAGGAAGAGAGACTCGAACTCCCACAACCTTTCGGTCGGCTGTTTTCAAGACAGCTGCAATACCATTATGCGATTCCTCCATTTGTGAGCCACTTATCGGAATTGAACCAATGACCTACTGATTACAAATCAGTTGCTCTACCAGCTGAGCTAAAGTGGCAAACACAATTCAGCGTAAAGAGTACCCGTTGACTTTACATTCGTAGGAACGTTCAGATTTGCTTCCTAACTGAATTGTTTGTAGGGGATGCGGGATTTGAACCCACGACCTCTCGCTCCCAAAGCGAGCGCTATACCGGACTAAGCCAATCCCCTATAAATACCAAACATTGAATTACCCGTAACGGAGTCGAACCGTTCCCTGTCTCAATCATCACTGAGACCGTGCGTCATATATCTTCTTTCCGGAGTGAAGATTCTGTTCAAGCCCACCGAGGTATGTCTACCATAAACACTCACGGGCAATTCAATGTTTGATTTTCAATACATACAATATACGAAATGTTTTTGACATTTCCAAATTGTTTTTGAGCTAGATGGTGGATTTGCACCACCGTATGAACTTTTGCAGAGTTCCGCCTGACTACTCGACCAATCTAGCGTTTGTCCGCCTTCCCCGACTTGAACGGGAATCACTGCGTTATCAGCACAGCATTCTAACCAATTGAACTAAAGGCGATTGTTGCATAGGTGGTAGGACTTGAACCCACAACTGACCCAGTTTTGGAGACTGGCGCTCTACCATTGAGCTACACCCATGTAAGATATTGTATCAATTCTTCTACTTTTTTGGATATAAACTTTTTGTGGCTTGTAAAATCTTCAACCACAATAAGTTCGATACCTAACGTCTCGCACTCTTTTCGTTTGAGTGAATCCGAATCTTGTATCTTATTCAATTTTCCATTCACATCTTTGTAGTGATATATCCCATTCCATTCTATGGCAACTTTCTGATTTGGAAAAAAGAAGTCAAGTTCTTTACCCGATGGTAAAATCGTCCTATCATTTATTGTAAAAGTAAAACCAGCTTCTAAAAAGCGACTTTCTGCATAAATTTCTGCCTTACTTCTACTACCTCTTTGATTTGGATTTAGATGTATATTCCTACACGTAGTTGAACAGTATTTTCTTTTTTTATATTCACTAGGTATAAGTAATAACTCCTTACCACAAATACAACACACCCATAATTTTCTACGATTTAGTGAGTTTTGTTTCAACGACTGTATGGATTTTTCAGAGGCACCGTTGATTGTTGGAACAAGACGACCTTCTGTAATAGCAGACTTTACAGATATTCTTATTTTTTCACGGGTTTCTGTTGAAATAGTTCTTCGGATATTATTATATGAAGCACTACAAGAACTCGAACAGAATTTTGGATTGATTGTATCAGTATCACAGTTTAGACATTTCATAATTCAAACTCCTCTATGTCTAAATAAATATGTACTTGAACCTCCAAAAAACAAGTTTGACAATAAAAACTGTACCGATACGTGGAATCGAACCACGTTGTGTTCCTTATGAGAGAACTGTTCTACCATTGAACTATATCGGTATTGTATTCTTGGAAGGACTCGAACCCTCAACCTTCTCGTTCGTAGCGAGACACTCTAATCCAGTTGAGCTACAAGAACATTTGGGTGGCTAACGGGAATCGAACCCGTATCTACTCGGTCACAACGAGTGGTGTTTACCGTTACACCATAGTCACCATATAAGTTGTGGAGACAGGGCTCGAACCTGTACTTTTCTCGTTCAAAGCGAGATGCCTTACCAATTTGGCCACTCCACAGTATTGCCCGACTTTCATCGGGCGTATTTCAGAAATCTCCCCAATCTACCTGCAAACACGTCAGTCCTAAATCGTTTCGCCACATATCTACAACTTGGTCTCGGTCATCCAACACGAAGTCGATGTAAAACTTGTTACGAACATGAGTATCGAACAATTCACGTTTGACGATAGAATCTTTACGCATATCGCCTTCTGGTCTCATGAACAAATGAAAGTGTGTCAAACGAACATTATCCTTCAACCATACCAACGTTTCTTCTCGGCAAACAGAATCACGTCCTGACATAAAGATGATGTTATGTGTAGTGGCAAACCTACGAACGATGTCAATAATTGGTGGATTTGGTTTGTCTTCACCAACTCTATCCCAATCAAAGGCACCACGCCCATCCATCTTTGCAACAGTACCGTCGATGTCAACAATGATTGCTTGTACCAAAGACGTCTCTTGAATCATTGGAGTTACCTTTGGACGAATCCAATCGTTGAACATCTTACGAATAACACGTTCACCTACCGACCGAGTTCGTTTCAGGTCTCGTTCGATTGCAACATCAACGTCAATGTGAAACCACTTGACTTCAACACTTGCTCCAAATTCCTTCCCAATCTCTCGAATACGGTCTTCGTGTTTTGGGTTCAAGTTTGTATCATCAACGATAATACTGAATCCTTCACCCAACCATTGACGAATGAGAGTATCACGGGTTTTCAGAATTTGACGTTCCATCTTACCAGACCAATCGCCACCTTGAACCATAGAACGCAAATCATCTTTGTTTACCCTCTTCCAATTCCGATTCAGTGCAACGAAGTCAGAGGCCCACGTTGACTTACCAGAAGCTGGAAGTCCTTTACACATTATGATTTTAGGCATCGTCTCTATCCTTTTGATAAAATGGTTTTTGATATTGTGGACGAACCATGTCCCATATCATCTTTGAATAATCTTTACCATCCAACACTGAAAACAATATAGACGATAGGTTCTTGTGGTTTTCCAGCAAGTACAACGCGATTTCTTTTCGTGTTGAATCTTTCATGTTGTACACGATGTGATTGTGAACACCACCAACAACACTCAAGATTTCGTCATACTTTTCTTGGAGACCCGAAATAATCTTGCTCACCCAATCGTAGAATTCGTCTGGAACGTTCTGTAAGATTTCTTCGAGTTCATCTCCATTTTTCAGGGCTTCCCAAATAGAAACATTCGAGACGTTCGTCAGAATACGATGTAAACGCACATACTCATCAAGCTTTACCTTCATCGTGAATCCAGATGGATAGAATCGAACAACGTATCCTTCAAAGTTATTCTTATCATGTGACAAAAGTTCTTTAATATCAGATACATCGAAATACTCCACTGCTCTCATTGAAGTTTCCTTTGATATTATTGAATCTTGTGATTGAATAATACCACCAGTTATATTTTCAACACCACCCAAGAAAATTAAACCTTCAAAATCACCATAGTCCACGACGATTCGATTATTTTTGTAAATAATCTCAAACAAGTATGTACATTGCCAGTTTTGAAATCGAATTAATACGTCCAATGGAGTTTGACCAAACTTATTTGTATTTTCACGTAACCAATTCGTTGCCCAAATTGCCTGATCGGAAGTGAATGAACCACGAGTAGCAATATAGACTTCATCATCTTCGCCAAGATATGCAATACCCAACGAACCGTCTACCTTTTCCGATACTGTAAACTCTTCGTGCCACGGAATTTCCTTGTTGCTGTGTTCTTGAATGTTAAAGAACTTCTTGAAAGGACGAGAAATAATCTCACCATTACTATTCAAAATAAGTCCACGAGCTTGAATTGTTGCTTCATTCCACATCTTTTCAAACTGAGTGGTTTGGGTGTAGTTGTAGATATAGTAGTCAAAGGTGGGGTGTTTCTGTACGGAAACATAACCTTTTTCAACCATTTCTATCAGCAAATCATAGTGTTCGTATTTCATTTTGAAAACCTTAGAAAAGAAGTGATGAAGTTGCTAACAGAGTCAAGGCATGGATGAATTGGTCAAGACCCATGACCGCGAATGTGGCGTATTCTTGTTTGTTAGACCACAATCGTTTGACCTCACGTGATGTCAAAAAGTCGGTAATGAAGTGAAGAACAAAATTCACACCACCATAGATGAGAATACTTTGAATTTCAAATCGGTTGGCAAAGTTTGTGAAGTTACCAATCATCAACATACCAATCAAAACGAGTGTGTATGTTCCAACGTGGTAAAACAACTGAATTGAATCTTCGTGTTTGTTGTTTCCTTGTTTACGCGTCTGACAAAGGTAATCTCCAATGTAGTGTGTAAACAAAATGAATACAACGAATGTTAGTGTAACCATATCCATAATCCATCTTTCCATTTGTAAAACTGTTGTAAAGTCAGGGTGACAGGACTCGAACCTGCATATTCTTCGTTCCAAACGAAGCCCGTAACCAATTCCGGACACACCCTGATAATTCAAATTTATGAGGCAATTCCTTCATCCCACGAGTATGTATTCGGACCATCTTCGCCATTACAAAAGTCTGAAACAAATTGTAGATACTCGTCTGATGGGTTTCCAGTTACCACTCTGTATTCCAAACAGCCGTTATCCCATTTAGCAAGTTTAACTATAACAGGGGTGTTTTTCAACACTCTACATACTTGGTCTATTGCCCAAGCTTTGTGGTGTTCTCCATCTTCTTGTCCATAAGCCGCAAAATAAAGTGCCCAATCGGTTGTACCATAATTCGCAAATTTAGTATTGGAAAGGTCTTCGACCAAAGTTTCGCCCAAATACCCAGTCATATATCACCCTGTGTTTAGTGTTTATTTACATTTGCTTGGTATGTGGGAATCGAACCCACTACTTCCGAGTTACCACTCGGACGCTTATCCAACTGCTCATACCAAAACACCGATAACAATTTGCCAGAACTGATAACGATGTGAACACAACAGAGATAAGAAGTTACTGGCATAACAGATTATACTCTGGCCGTGTTTTGCTCACACGGTAGGACTCGAACCTACAACCAATCGGTTAACAGCCGAACGCTCCACCATTGAGCTACGTGTGAATGATTGTTGCGGAGGTGAGATTCGAACTCACGATCTTCGGGTTATGAGCCCGACGGGTTAGCCACTTCCCTACCCCGCGATGTTTGTGCCGAAACGTGGAATCGAACCACGGCTACCAGTGCTTCAAACTGGCGCTCTACCAACTGAGCTATCTCGGCATTATGGTGGACCAGGAGGGAATCGAACCCTCAATTCAGGTTTGCAAAACCCGTGTGTTCCCGTTAGCACTACCAGCCCATAATTTTGTGCCGCGTGTAGGATTCGCACCTACTCATCTGAATAGAATCGGTTTTACAGACCGATGTGCCTCTCTAACTGCACCGACGCGGCTTGGCGTAATAAGTTTTCAATGAACGTCCTTCCGAAGAAGGAGACACAAACCTATGGAATTTTTCCGATATATCCAAATTAATTTTTTGTCATAATTTGGATTTTCACCGTAAGTCTTTGAAATCAAAGGACTTACAAAGTTATCCACATAAACAAAAAGGACTTACAAGTTTTATCCTGTAAGTCCTTCTGAACTGGTGTGTCTTTTTGATTAGGTCATAGACAACTTACAGGATTTTGATGTTGGGAGATACTCACTATTAAATGTGATACCACAAAAAATGGCTCCTTTGCGAGTGACTTGTTGTGTCATCGCCGGATATGATTGCCATGTATGTAGTGAGTTGTTCATCGAATTTCCTGTCCTAAAAGTTATGTCTAAATCCATTCTATATCAATAAGTATGTACAATATACTAAAAAGATTCCACAATTCCAAATTTATTTTTCTTACCGAATAAAATTATCTACTTTATCATACATCTTCTTTGTTTTCCAACCGTAGTTAAATACAAACCAACCTGCAACTTCCTTTGCAATATACTTTGGTTCACGGAATGTCTTTACATATTCGTCAATGAACCACTTTGTAAAATCAACATCTTCTTCAAGAGTCCATTCACGTTTAGTAAACCAATAAGGTTGTTGAGCGAACTCTTCGTCATATCCTTCAAATCCAACACGACGGAACATTTCGTCAAGTGCTTTCATTTGAAATTCGTCAATTTTCTTTTGTTTTCTCGGTGTCATTTTATTAACTTGTAATTGATTGAATACAAGTATACGAAAAAAATCTGACATTTCCAAATAAAAAAGTCTCACACCAAGAAAATGTGAGACTTTTTGAACTGGTGTGTAATTTTCTTAAAGTGCCGAATAAATAGCGGCGTATTCTTTCACATTGAATCTTTGTTTTGCCTTGGCTAACATCTCTGTCATCAATTCATTTTCATACTGTTGAATACCATAAGGCATAGTTCCAGCAATCTTTCTGATTTCAGCAGTGTGGTCAAGTATCTTTGAATACTTTTGTTCTGCTAGAAGTTTAGCGAGTTCAAATAAAGCCTCTGAACGATTTGCCTTCTTTGTGGCTTCTCTCATTCTCTTTACAGAGTTTTCAACTTTTTGGCTAATCTTTTCTTCAGCTTCACGAAGTGATTGAAGTGTTTGAGATGCCTCGCTAAGTAATTGTTTTCTTGACGATAATTTCATTTCATGCTCCGATTGTATTAGTCCCACCAAATTCGGTATAGACCTGGTTCTACTTCATCAAGTTCATCCGCCTTCAAAGAAGCTTTACTTGGTTTTGTATTCGTCTTTACATAAAGACAAACACTATATTCACGACCAAGTTGAATCTTTGCATCTGCTGGTAATTTGTCAATCAATTCAGCAGTGAATTCATTATAACCATCAGGAAGAGCTTGTTTCATAATGTTCATTGCATCTTTCTTACTGAACATTGTTGTGTCTTTCCACATCATGTTATTTCCATCATATTCCTTGGCAAACTTCTTTGGATCTTTACCAAAATTTACTTCCTTTACTGCCTCATTGATAGATTCAGTCAAAAGACCAGCAAGTTTCATCATTCGTTGTTTATTCAGTTCCATCATATATTCCAAAAAATACTATGGTTATATTCTATAAATATGATTCAGGTTTTGTTTTCTTACGGGAAAGTAAGAAATAAAATCCAAAAAATAACAGCGCAACCCCATAGAAGATAACGTCTGTAATCCAGTAGCTTCCTGTCAATTTCATCACGAAGGAAAATGCTGCATCGAAGCCCAGTGGATTGAAGAATGTTCCTAAAACCAAACAAGTTTTTGCGAGGTTGTCTCGTAGTTTTTGTCTTTTTACTATTGCCATCCGAACTTCCCATGTATTTACCTTGTGGTGGGCAATCTGTTATTTAGTATAGAACTTTACATATTCAGTATATGTAGCGAATTCAACTGCAATCGTTATCGGGTTGGAGTATTTTTTACCAAAATGTAGAATTTCTTTTTCATCCATTCTCTTGTTCGGAGTTTTCCTTTGCCTTTTGGATAATGAACGGAATCATCTTATCCGGAGTGATTTTATTCTTACGACCTTCTTGATAAATACGAATCAAAATATCACGGGCAATAGACCCCATCTTTCTTTTTGCGTTATGTATCTCGGAATCTATTACAGATTTAGCATCCATCCCTCCAAAAGTCAGTCTCATATTCCATAACTTACTTTCATATTCTTTCCAACCAGATTCTATGTAATCCTTATATGTTCCATACTTCCCACGATCATCCGGTTCCATCTGTAACATTCTGCTGTTGAAATCTTTCTCAGCTGTTTGATTTGACATGAAGATAGTATTTAGTTCTTCCTTTGATATACCGACGACTTGTGCGATATAAACCAACCTATCTAATCTTTCAGGATTAGGTGGCATGGAAACATATGGACTTTCATTCGGGTCAATTGGTTGTCTCAAAGAATCCGCTATTTCTTTTGTCACAAGTTCTCCGTCTCTACCCAATTGAAACTTCTTTTCATTTCTGAATAGAAAACATTGGATGTTTGCTTTTAGGCAGGCATCCATTACAGCCGTCAATTGAGTCATATTACTCCTGTATACAAAGGCATTTAGGAACAAGTCCACACGTTTGATGTAATTCTTTGCATTAGGAATTGTTGGTTCATTGGAAAACAAACGGTCTTCGTATTCCGTACCTTGTGGTCCCATCTGCCAGTAATCTATCGCACCACCCTTATATCGTTGTGATAACTTTCTCCCGTCCAACTCAAGACGGCAATCATATGATTTACCATAACCACCCCACTTTTGGCGAGCGGTTGAAAGGTAGTATTGTTTATTACCACCAAACTTTGATATATCTGCACCACTCACTATGCTCAACTCAAACTTGTTTTGCTCTATTATCTTCTTAGCAGCTTGGGGTGATGTGAAGTGCCAGACTATATCTGATAGTGCCTCTGTTAATATGTGTTTTAGTTTTATCATTACCTATAAATATGAAACTACGGGGAATATCGTCCGTCTATAAGTCATCATCGTCCGGTTCAATGTAGTTGGACAATCTGTTAGGCAATCTGTCCATAATGTTCTCCCAAAATAGTTCTGAACTTACCGCTATGAATACAGGTTTGGAATACTTTTTTCCAAAATGAAGTATTTCGTTTTCTTTTCCGTTACCACTGGTGAATGAAAACAAATAATTCATTACCTTTTGATTGAAAAAATACTCATCATTTTGTTCTGAAATAAGTATACCATGGTCTCCAAATCTTTTAGATACATTTATATTAGACGTCCAACTTTGAACATCTCGGTGTGGTTTATACGATATTGGTTTATCATATCTATAAAATACTTCTTTTCCGATTTTTAATTTAGTATAATCATTATAGTCAGATTTTTCTCTTAGAGGAGAAATAATATTCTTCGAAATATCTTGTAAACCTCGATAGACTTCTGTACCATTCGGGGTTTCTGGTTTAAATATAGATGGAAATTTAGTTTTTGCATTTTTCAACAAGTCTTTATTTTTATACAAATTGTTTGAAATAGTTCCATCAGGAGTGCGTACCCATTGTAATATGTATGACAATATCTGTTTTTCTATTTTCGTATTCTTTTCAGAACCAGTTTTTCCCTGTAACTTAACGAGTTTTTTAAAGAAATCATCTTGACTTATATCACCAAACACAATATCACCAAACGCCTTTTTCGGGTCTGTGTCTGTTTCAGATAATATGTCTTTGAGTTTTATCATTACCTATAAATATGAAACGACGGGTAATTTCGTCCAACCATCCATTTCAAAGATTTCCATAAACATCCCATAGTAATATACGAAACACGTACCACCTGTGATAAAAACGTTGGAAATAAATATCTCATCTCCACGTCTAACAATAATCTTTTTATCCTTCAGATGTGTTGGTTGTGTTATCTTCGGATCTACCTCGTTCTCTAATCGCAACATTCGTTACCCCCTTTGTATGTTTTGGTTCATACGGGCAGTGAAGACATCCCGACCCGCAACAAAATGAACGGCAAAGGTGGTACTCTTCTGTGAATACCACCTTCCCGTTTTCGTTTATGTAATAATCTTCCTCTTTCATTTGATTTACTTGGACTCTTTGCCTTCAGACACAGATGCCTTGTTGTAAGGTGTGATCAACTTCTTGATTGCACCTAACGCCTTACGAGCGTCTCCTGCACCTTTCTTGAACTTTGAATTGTGTCCGACGGTAAACTCATTGAACAGATTTGTAATTTGTTCGTATAGTTCTTGCTTTGTCATAACGTTCTCCTGTTTGTATAATAGTCGGGATTAGTTCCCTGTTAAATAAATATAGATACCACCGTTATATTAGACACGCGCCGCCTGCACACGCAGCTTCTTGTGCCAATTCTGTGTTGTCATCATACTCCACAACGTTCTTTAAATCAATTTCATGGAGTGTTGACATCAATCTTTCGTATTCTTCTTTTGTAATATCCTCGAAGGGACTTTGTTTATAACTGCCCCCATCGTAATTGAGGACTGAAAGACCGTTGTAAAAATCCTTATTTTCCCACATCCAATTACCTACTGCATCCCATTCATGTTCACGGATAGATACCGTTGCCGAAATGTTGTGAGTATTCATACCCGAACGATGACCTGGCTTTATCCATTGTTGGCTAAACCACTTCACACGTTCAAGAAGTTGAATTGGAGATTCAGTTCTCATAATAGCATGGTCTGGTGCCTTTTGTGGGACACCAACGACGGCGGTATCATGTGGACGGAAGTATTCATCTTCAACCAATTGTGGGTGATTTTGGATAAGATAGTTGTATAGTGCCTCATTCTTACCAATACGGATTCTACGGATATAGTAGTCATTGTGCCATGCATGAATACCTGAACTCGTACCGAGAACACATGATGTTGTTCCTGATGGTTTGATACAAGTTACTCTTGCGGCTTTATTGATACCGAGAAGATTTGCAACTCTTTCGTTTTCTTCCTTTGCAATTTTTGCACTTGTTTTGACATCCAACTTCTGAACAACGCCCGAACCAATACCAGTCATACCGATTCCAAGAAGCGCATCCTTCTCACAAGTTCTTTGCCAAATTGGACGAAGGTAGTGGAACTCGGTGTATGATGCTTGGAGTGTTCCGATAAATGCGGCAGCACGAACTCGGTCTTCTAAATCTTGTTGGTCCACCACATCTGATGCGTTTACTTCACACAGATTACACATTTGGAATGGACGAAGTGCAATTTCACAACATGGATTTGTTCCCCAATCCTTATCGTTTGAGAAGTAAATTCCTGGTTCACCTGCGTTTGAAAGTTCAATCTTCTTCCACAACTCCTTGAAGAACTCTTCGGTAATCTTACTGCGAAGTAATACTGCTGAGTTATTTGCACGTCCACGTTGAGGATTCAATTCCCACCATGCACCAAACTTACACGAAATCATTTCGTTATCATCAGCAGAGAAAAGAGAGATAAGAGCAGCACGACGAATACCACCGGCAAGAACCGCATCTGCAATATGACAGATAATATCGTGGACTTCTAATGGAGTTAGATTTTCACCATCGTGCTTTAGTTCAAGGATAGATCGAATCTTTTCAATACAAATACGAAGCGGTTCTGGTCCTGGTGCCTTACCACCTGATGTGATGAGACGAGTTCCCTTTGGACGAATGTCTGAATAGTCAAAACGAAGTGATGAACCGCTGAAAAAGTATGACTTTACAACTGCTTTGATTGCATCAGCCCAACCTTCAATAGAATCACCGACGAGGAATCTACGTTCGCGGTCTTTCTTTGGTTTGTGAATTGGTGGTAGCTTTTCAACGTGATGTTTTTGAACGGAGAAACCTACACCAGTTCCACCGAGAAGAAGAAACATTACTTCACCAAAGGCGCGCCAGTCGTCAATCGGTAAATAAGAACAGTTATAGATTCTTGATGGATTGATTTCAATTGGCTTACCACCAAATTGAAGTGATCGCATGGACGGAAGAACCTTCTTATCGTAGACAAACTTATACGCAGATTCAATTTCATCATGAAGTTGTGGGTATTTATTTTGGTGCATTTCTTTATTTCTTGTCACCAACTCTTCCCACGTCTCTCTCCGATTCAGTTCGGGTAAGTATTTCGCGTATTTTTGGAATACAGTAATATCCGAAAGAATTCGGTTGCTAATATCCATAGTTGTCTCCGATTATTTTTTTTCTAAAAACGTTTATTTTTGATTCCAAAGTTGAATCGTATAGAGATAAGTATGAAGTTTGAAAGAAAAAATCGGTGATTTTCTGAATTATTTTTTTACCCATTTTTCCCCATCCCACCATTCAAAGTTAGGATAGTTTGCCTTGAAATTGAACTGTTCATACCATTCACTAATATACAAATAAGGGTACGAATGTCCAAGTAGTTTATGGATGAAGTAATAACAAGTTAGGGGAGTTATTCCATTTTTCTTCATTCTACCACCGACTACGGTTGAGAAGAATGGAATATCATCAAACCAATTTAGAACCGCAAACACAGAGTCATCAAAGTAATAAATCTCGTGGTTGAATGAAAGGCAAGTTCTGATATAATCTTCTTGGTAATCGGGGTAAAGAAACTTACTTTCTTCAAATATCTTTTCCCAATCACCTTCATTTGATACCTTCAACTTTCTAACTTCATACCGACGAGTTCCTGATAACTCATCTATCTTTACACGAGAAGAACGGGATTGATACCATTCTCCGTTTTTTGTTGGTAGCCATCCTTTTTCAAAAAGTTCTTTGTAGGTTTCATCTTCGGGTGTTCCAAACACTTCACAAAGGTCTGCACCTGTTTCATTATCATACTTTCCGTTTAGATGGCTTATCCGTATTTTCATTTAGTTTCTCATCATACTCTTTTGACCTTTTTTCATTTGACTCACCAGCTTCTAAATCGGTGTGGTCATACTGCATATTATCCGTTTCAGGAGTTACCCATCTTGGATTTCTTTCAGCAGTCCAAAGAGTGTTATTATACATTCTGTTTATTACCACGTCTTCTTTTGTTGTGAATGAAGGGTCGTGGAGTAAAAGACGATTGTTTGGTTGTATCGCAAAGTTTCCATTGTCCATCGCAAGAACGTGGCCACACTTATGTTGAGACGGGTATTCAGAGAATAAAAAGTCTGTATCACCTGAATCTGTTGATGCACCCCAATCTAATGTGAACAAGTATCTTCCCTTGTATTTTTCTCTCCGACGGGAAATGAATGTCATATTCCTGTTTTTGAGATAAGGGAATTGAGTTGCTGCAACGTGATACGAGAATGAGTCCCATAAGACTAACTCATCAAGTGGTTGTTCTATTGCATCTTCTTTCCAAGAGAAAGCGTGTATTGGCATCCTCCACCAAAGTCCACCGTCTTGCATAACAAAGTGAAAGAGTGGGGCTTGTGCTGGAATTGATGCCATTCCAAAAATGATACAGGGGAACTTCTTATCGTGTGAGTCCCGTTGGTCTCGTAAGAAATTCCCACGTACCATTGCGTCTATTGGTGGGATTGGTATATTTAGGTAGGACATAACTTTTCCTTTTATGAAAAAGGGAACCGAAGTTCCCTTTATTATTTTCTATGTTGACACATTAGATTATGCTACCATACTTCTTATATGCTCGAAGTACCATATCTTCCACTGACTTTTGATTTGCAAAAACCTTAGTGAAATAATTTTTATTCATGGAGAGTTTCTGTACTTCAGCATCCATAGCGTCAACAAAATCGCCAGTTAACTTGTTGGAAATTGATCTAGGTAAATTACCATAAGTATTGTGAAAATCACTTGGCATTTTTGTTTTCCATTTATTCCAAGCTATGTCAGCAATCTGCTTTATAATCTTCATGTCTTCACCAGTTGGTGTGGCTTCATTGATGTTCTCACCAACATTCTTCTTGAATGCTTCTTGTATCTTTCTGCCTTCTTGTATTAGGTCTTTCATCTTCGACTCCAAAAAAAAAAATAATTTGGTTTATATGATATAAATATAGACCAACATTAGAAACCTTCAAGTTCTTTGAACTTTTGTGAAAGAGCTTTCTTTACCATACCTTCACCGGTCATAGATTGTGAAACAGATTTACCGATGTCAGAGTTAGGTTCAAAGATTTCAATATGTCCCGTCATTGTATTTATCTTACTTGGGAATGTCATACCATCAGGGCCGAATCGGTTCTTGATAATGTGCCATCGTCCTGTTCCACCAATCTTATCATTCAACTTACGAGAGAGGGACATAACAAAATCCGCAATCATAATTTTATTGTAAGATTCAGATACCTTGTTTCCTTCAATTACTTCGTCGTCGGTGGATGAGCGTGAAGATTGAGATGCAGTCCAAATTGGAATATCATACTCACCAGCAACACCACGTAGGTCTTCATAGATGTCATTTAGTTCCAATCTTTTATCACTAGCTTTTGCAGGACGGATAAGATCGGCATAATCAAGAACAATCATATCTGGTTTTTGTCCCTGATCTATACATTTTTGAATATGAGAGGTCAGAGTCGTTATTGATGCGGTTCGTGTTGGGTAATACTTGATAATGAGATTACCTTCAAGTCCTTCCATCACTTCTTGGATTCTCTCGCGAGAATGTTCTTCTCCGAGATTCTGAAATGGTATCTTTGTGAGATACGCATCAATACGTCTACCAACATAATAAGCATTCAATTCAAGAGTATAGTAAATAACGGTTTTTCCCTGTTTTACGGCATTTGCAGCAAGATTGATTAGACCCCAACTCTTACCACCACCGGCAGGAGCGACCAAAACGCCTAATTCTCCACCCGCCAAACCTCCCGTCATTATATCGTTTATTACGCCCCAGTTTGTGGCAACACAAGTTCTTGCACCTTCACTATATCTCTCTTCAACGTGAAGTTTGAAGACGTGTCCTATGTCCTTATCACTACCAGCCTTCAATGCCGAATCAATTTTTTTCTTTATCTGTTCAAACTTACCATTCTTCAGCAAATCAACCGATTCCAAAATCGCACACTTCATACGCTGATTTTTCGAGAACTCTATCACTTCACTCTTGACATATTCCAAGTCAGGTGAATTTTGAAGTTTATACGCCTCTTTGAGATTGTCTACAATTCCAGTACGGAGTAGTTTATCTTCAATCGGAACGAGAAGAGATTTGAAAACTTCTTGGGTTGGTTGAGATTTGAACTTACGATGGTAATCTAAAATACGTTCTACTATCCAGTTATTGGATTGGGATTCAAAGTATCCAGGTTCTAATAAATCACTGACTTGTCCCAAGAACGCCTTATCACTGATAAGACAGGAAATAACTTTTGTTTGAAACGTATGTCCGTATTCCGAAAGTGTATCTTGCATTTGTTATCGTTCGTATATGTTGGTTTAGTTATGACTACAATATACGAAAGTGAATTGAATTTACCAAATCAAAGTTCGTGTTCCCATTTGAAAAAATTTCCACGAATACCTTTTTTGTATTCCCGACCTGAAAGATGTGCCGATATACATGATGGGAAAGTGTCTAACGTCTCTGTCCATTCACGAATTGATTTACGTTGGCCAACATACTGTCCCGAAACACAAATAACATATCCTTTGAATCTTGAATTTTTTTCTCCCGTATGTAATTCACGCAATTTTTGTCTTCCCTCATCAGAGAATTGAATTTGACGTTTCACACCAATTCTTTTTGACGCGCGTTCTTCTGAATGTTTCACACCACGAAGGGACTCTGCTATTTTTTTACGAGTTTCCGGATTGTGTTTCTTCCCATAGAAGTGATGTTTTTCACCAAGTTGAGCAACCTTCATCTTTTGTATGCTTTCTTCGGAGTGTTTCTTTCCTTTACGGGATTGAGTCAATTTTTCTTTGTGTTCTGGACTAAGCTTCTTTCCAAAATTATAGTGGTTTACACCCCTTGCTGAAAACCCTACACTTCTATTGTGCATATTGTAGAAATTGGGATTATTACCTGCATCATAATAATTCAACCAATACTCTTCCCTCTCCATAAGTTGTTCAAAAGAAGAACACTCTTCAAGTATTTCTTTCTTGAAGTTTTCTTTCCCATACTTATTGATTGCATTTTTTATACAAATACCCGAACCAAGATAATTTGGGTTGTTGCGACCATCTCTACCAATGTATTGTTTACCATTCACCAAATTGGTGGTCTTATAGATGACCATAACGTTCTCCTATTCATTTGATATGTAGTTGTTTCTCTACTAATAAATATCAAATTGAAAAACAAAAGCCGTGGATTCGGAGCGATTGTGTAGGAGTCGAGAAACAAACTACGAATCAAATGAATTCCACGGCTATTATTTAGATACAAGACCGTTATATGATGTTTCCGGTATTGCGATGAAAACTTCTTCTGAATATTTATTTCCAAAATGTAGTATTTCATCTTCTTTTGATTCACCGAAAAGTAAATTCATTACCTTTTGGTTAAAAAGGTATTCGTCATTTTGTTTAGATATTAGAATACCCCCATTGTACCCCCAAACACCATCCTTACTTGATAATTTACTACCAAATTCGTGAGCAACTGTTTTAGATGTAGTCCAGCTCTGAATTTCCAAATGAGGTGTGTATTGTATTGGTTTCATACATTTTACATATTGGATTGAGCCAAATTTTATTTTTTTCCAATCTTTTGGTGAAGTTTTTTTCAATTTCAAAATTGTTTTTTCGTTTACAACTCGAATTCCGCGGTATATTGTTGTGCCATCTGGTGTTGTTGGTTTGAAAATGGAAGGAAATACTTTAGCAGCGTTTTTGAATAAATCCTCATAAGAATATAGATTATTTACAACCTTTTTATTATTAGAACCAACCCATTTCAAAAGAATTTTGAGTATTATCTCCTCATCTTTTGTATTTTGTTCAGAACCAGTTTTACCCTGCAAATTAACAATTTTGTTATAAAACTTATTATGTTTTTTATCACCAAATACAATATCACCAAACACTTTTTTGGGGTCTGTATCTAATTCCAATAATATGTCTTTCAGTTTTATCATACATATAAATATCACTCCCGAATCTTTTGTCTAAATCCATCCAGTGAATTGAAGTTATTGACGAGCCACTCATCCCAATTCGTTATTACACCACGAAGTTTATCTTGAAGACACATTGTTTCAAGTTGAATCTTATTTAGACCACCAATCTCTCCATCAACCATATGGCGTATGTTTGACTTTGTTGAAGATGGAATATCAACGTCTAACAATTGCATCAACTTATAATTTCTTTCTAGGTTAGGAATGTTTTGTTTTAGTTCTGTCATAACTTTGGCTTTACCATCATACAATTTACAACTTTCTATGAACTCTTCCAAAGGAATTCTTCTTGGTTCTGCTAATTGTGGAAAGTGTTTTTGAATTGTCTTGTCTCCCATACCACGGATTCCTGGAATGGAATCGGAGTTATCACCAAGTAGAGCTTTGTAGATGGTGAAGTTTTCACACGATACTCCGTAATCCTCAAGTAAGTTATCTGGCTTATACATTTTTTTCTTTGTGGGAACATAAACATTTACATTCTCTGAAACCAATTGGAGAAAATCTCGGTCATTGGATAGGATGTAAACCTTTTCCTTGAAGTAGGATGCCAAATAAGCGATAACATCATCAGCTTCAATATGGTCAACCACGATTGTTGTGAGTGGAAGATTTTGGAGGTATTCGTAAAGACGAACCATCTGCCATTTCATGGATGCCTGTTCGTCAGCTAAATCTTCAAATCCAACTGCACGATTGAGACGGGACTTGATTGCCCGACGTTCCTTGTAGTTATCAAAGATTTTACGTCTACGATGTGAACCACCCTTACCATCAAAGACAACTACAACTCTCGTAGGTTTTACCATACGAATTGTGGCACCAAGTGATTTCATAAACCCTGAAAGTCCGCCAACGTGTTGACCATCTTCGTTGAGTGTTGGAATTGCGGAGAATACACGGATGAAAAGATTGGTTCCATCTACTACGAGAACCCTACTATCTCGGTGGAGATTATCTGCGTTTTTATGTTCTTCTTCTACTTCTTTGAGTAGGTCTTTGTATTTCCGAATCATCATAATGTATTCCGTGTGAATTTGAATGGACTACAATATATGAAATTTTCGGGAGATTTCCAAATGAAAAAGGGAACCGAAGTTCCCTTTTGTTATTTCATCTTTTTCAAGTCGTTCAATTTTATCTACCAATCATTTTTAAAAGTCTTTCGGTTTCTTTCATTAGTTTACCTATGGATTTTCCTTGTCTGTTTATTCCAAATACACCTTTAACAAATTCTGACATTTGTGAATTTGTCAATGAATTTCCACCTTCACTATCTTCCAAAGATGCTCTCATTTTCTTTATAGTTGATGAAGAAGTGTTCAGTTCTTCAATTGAATCTTCTGTTAAATTGAGTATAACACCGATCAATTGCTTTATTCTATTTACTTCTTCTGTGGTATAGACATAGTTAGAACCCTGTTTCTTGAATTCTTTTAATACCTTTGATGCTTCGGCGAGCAATTCTTTTCTAGTTGATAATTTCATTTTGGACTCCAAAAAAAAAAAATACTTTGGTTTATATGATATAAATATGGTACACAAAAAAAAAATAACAAATTTTCGGGAGATTTCCAAATGAAAAAGGGAACCGAAGTTCCCTTTGAAGTTTTACAGAAGATTGTGTCTCTTCCTTATGGACTCTTCCATTTTTTTAGCATCTTTGTTGATAGAATCTATTTCAGCATCGGATACATAGATTGCCCCAGCTATTCTATCTTTCACTATACGCTTGTAATAATCTGGACTCAATTCGCCTGCATATGAATATGGATCAATATTGAACATGGCCTTTACAAATTTTTCGTTCCCACCGTATTTGTTCATTACAGTATTTATTCTAGCTTTTATTTTTTTGTTTATCTCATATACCTGCAATTCTAGCTCCGCCTTCTTTTTATTCAATTCTTTACGAATATCTGGGGCACCTCTGCTTCCTTTTTTTACAGATGCGTGATCGGCTTCTATTTTTCGTATCTCATCATTTATCTTTTTTATGTTGATCGCATGATTATAGAGTGGCTTGTCTTGTGAAACAGCTCGCATCATTTCATCAATTATTGGTTGTAGTTCTTTATCGAAAAATCTGTTTTGAAAATATTTCCTCAAAAAAACATCAATACCCATTCCAGCACCGGCGGCGGCAATTGCAGCGAATAAAAACAATGAAAGGCCAGGATATTCCGATGCATTCCCTGACCTACCAAGACCAGCCATCAATACACCAATCGTTCCTGCTGCAAATGGTAATTTGTCTGCAATCTTTGACCAAATACTGTATAACAAACCTTCGTTCAGATTTTGTTTATTTTCATTACGAATCTGACGTAATACGTCGTCGGCTTCTTTCAGTAGTTGTTTTCTACTTGATAATTTCATTTTGGACTCCGATTACTTCATCTTTTTGATGTCAGATTCAACTGCCCTGATAATTCTTTCAATTTCAGGAAGTACCGATTCCAATTGTTTGAGTTCACGAATAGTCGCCTTTACGTTTGAAATTACAAGACGTAATGGATAGATTGACTCATCAGCAGCTTTTGCAAACTTCTTTGCATCCTTTGGCGGCGCGCCGTGTTGTATTTCAAGATAGCGGAAGAAATTTTCAACGTCATCATCATACTTTTCGAGCAAATCTTCATGAATTACAATTGCAATGGCATCTTCCATCCAATGTTTTACTTTTTCAACATCACGTTGTGGAACAGCAGCTTCATTTAGTGATTTTCTGATTTCTGTAAGTTTCATTTCTGATTCTTTCAGAAGTTCTTTTCTACTTGATAATTTCATTTTGGACTCCAAAAAAAATACTTTGGTTATATGATATAAATATGGTACACAAAAAAAAATAACAAATTTTCGGGAGATTTCCAAATGAAAAAGGGAACCGAAGTTCCCCTTTGTTATTTAATCACATTTGTTTTTGAATGTGTGTACTGACACCAATTAGTTGCCTAGACGGATAGATTCTGTCATTTCTTTTGCGTCATTTTGTAGTGTAGTATATTCTTCTGGGTATGCTGTCATGTAAAATGTTATACGTCTTTTTACCCAATCTTTTAGTTCTTGATCGGAATAATCTTTGCTTGGAGAAGAACGTCCACTCCCCCGTATGTTGCCTTTGAATGAATCGCGGTTCGCAGCCATCTTTCTCAACAATGGTATCATAGATGGGTCGTCCAATGTTTTAGATACCGATGTTTGAATGATGCCATCTAATTTTTTTCCAATAGTTTCTATTTCGGATTGAATTTTTGCGTATTCACTCGTATTTCGATTGGCACTACGTTGCTGAGTCAATGTCATTAACATTTTCAAAAGACGTTGCACCTCCGTGTTTTTCACAATCTGTGAGATACATTTGTCAAAAACTGGCTTTATATCTTTATCATAGTGTTTATTTGACAGGTATTTTTCAAAGAACGCCATAATATCACCGAATCGCATACCCGCCGTCAAGATTCCTACCGCCACTGGAATAGACAAAGGAGTCGAAGCTCCTATTAGGGTCGAGGCTGCCAGTATTCCTAGATGTCCACCAGTTGTATCCAACTTTGTTTCGATCTTATTGAGCATATTATAAAGAAAACCTTCGTTAATTTTATCTTTTGCAACAGTTTTCTTGAATGTTTCTTGTATTCGCCTACCTTCTTGTATCAGGTCTTTCATTTTTTACTCCAAAAAAAATACTTTGGTTTATATGATATAAATATGGGGTGAAGATTTTTTTCTTCACCCCATACTAAATCAAACCTCGTCTAACAGCGGTTCGTCCGTAATTGATACATCATCAATTCTGACTTCATCTGTTTTCTGGTATTGCATCACCACCTTTTCGGCGATGGAATCGTAGACCACTTCTTTGTATTCAGGGTTACTGATTATCTTTGATACAAAGTCCTTACTTTGGAACTTGATAATCTCTCCTGTTGTTTGGTCTGTCCATTCATACCAAGCACCGCTTTGTCTCACCAGATTATAATCCTTCATTGTTTCCAACCAAGAACCATAATCATCTATACCGCTATCAAAATAGACGGCATATTCAGCCTCTCTTAAAGGGGGCCCGCAACGATTTTTTACGAGCTTTGCCTTTACTCGTGAACCCACGATTGTATCTTGTCCGTTCACCTTTGCCTTGATGGCACCGATGGATGATAGACGGATTCGTACCGAGGCGTGGAATGGAATTCCCTTACCACCAGGAGTAGTCCACGGGTCAGAGAAAGCCGGTGCATTCAACTTTTGACGAAGTTGGTTTGTAAAGATAAGGCAGATACGTTCACGACCAATCAAGTTCGTAATCTTTCTCATCGCCTTTGAGATGATGAGTGCCTTTGCAGTTGCATAACCATCCTTATCAAAGTCAGCCGCCATCTCTGTCTTTGTTGAAGCTCCTGCAATAGAGTCAACAACGATAGTCACAAGTCGGTTCTTATCTGATGAACGAACCTTCTCAATGATTGTCTCTACCGTTTCAAAGATGTCTTCCACCGTTTCAAGTGGGATGTATAACATCTCTTTTAGATTGAGACCGATGGCTGAAAGAAACTCTGTTGAAAGGGCATTTTCTGTGTCAATGTAGACAGCAAGACCACCCTTCTTTTGAGTGTTGAGTAGGGTGTGAGCGGCAAGTAGTGACTTACCGCTCTGTTCCAACCCTGTTATTTCACAAACACGACCAACGGGAAATCCACCATTCTTTCTGTTTGAGATGGCAAGGTCAAGGATAGTTGACCCAGTAGATACCCATTCCTTCACTATGGTTGGTGCATCATCGTCACCTTCCAAGAAGTAAGCCGTTTTGAGATTTTGAGATTTGAATTGCTTGTTGATAGTTTCAGCAATCACCCCACCGAGTTCATCGGTGAGTTCCATTTTGTTTTTTGCCATGATTGACTCCTATTAGTTGAATAGGTCGTCAAATGCGTCTTCAACTTCTGTCTTTGTTACTGTTTGCTTTGGGGCTTCAGCTGGCTTCTTGTATTCAACTTCTTCACTTTGTGATTCAGCTTCACCCAACCAAGACTGAAGATATGACTTTAGCTCTTGATATGTTGGTTCTGGATAAAGTTCTGTGATTGAAGGTTGTTCCTTAATCTTCTCGATAACGTCAGGATTGTCTGTTGCCGGTGTTTGCTTTGGCTTGATACGGATTGTTGTTTCTGCAAAGTTCTTACCAGCTTCTTCTGCCGACTTTACAGTTACTACAACATCACGACCTTCCTTCAGATCTGTAATATCACCGTAGTCAGGATCTGCGATAAAGGAAAGGATTTCTTGGTAAAGTTGCTTACCGAATCCCCAAAACTTTACACCTTCATTTTCTTGACCACGAACGATAACAGGAAC